AAGTGGGCTGACCCCCAGCACAAGATTCCGTGGAAAGAAGGGAAGTCTCCGAGCAAGCAGCGAAGCAAGACAATCGTTGTGTTTTCGGCGGCGGGTGCTCGCAAAGTCGAACTCCCTGATCCCGACGAAGCGACCGCGACCGCGAATGCAGAGTTCCGCGACGCCATTATCGACAGCATAATGGATGCGTCCGATAATATGTCTGACCCCAAAATCCTGCCGAGCAGCAGATCCACTGACTCTCGCCGAGCCGAGTACCAACCCAACGCGCCAGACGCCGTTGCTTTCGCTTTTCGCAGCGAGGCGGGGGCGACCAAGACCACCTACTACGTCAACCGAGAGGGTTCCCAGTTCAAGGTCTGGGTTCAGCCAGGACCGAGACAAGATCCCGCCACAGGAGGCTGGGTCGATTCCCCAGAGGTGTACGTCACTCAGGGGACCACTGACCCCGACGAGGTTGCCCGTCGCCTGTACGATCTCGGCCCTAACCCAGACGAAACGAACCTGGGCAAGTCGCTAGCGGGTGACGCCCCAGATCTGCTCAAGGCGATTGAACGCTATGACCGCATCGCAGAAAACATTTAGGCAAAACAGAACATCGTCAGGAGGACGACAATGAGTGAACCGAAAGACGTATTGTCGCTTATCACCGAGGGCGAGCAAACGCCCCGCACAGGAACTTTCACGATGGGCTCTGCGACCTATGATGCTACCGAGGCTTATCAAGCCCCGGTGACGATTCGACGGCGCGGCCTCCCGAGGCAGGCAGAGCCTCCGGTCTTCAACACCGGACACGACCCCCATCTGATCAGCTTCCCGCGCTATTCTGACGGAAGCGTCATTCAGATGCCTGGGCTTCCGCAGGCGGAACGCCGCACGATCACCGTGCCCGAGCCCGAGGAGTAGTCACTGTGGGATTGGCCGACGAACTGCGAGGCGCTGCTGGGGTCTTTGGCAAGGCAGCGGGGGAAGCCGTGCGCGAGGGCGTGGGGCGCGTGGAGTCATGGACTCAGGAACGCTCCGACGCTCGCCGAATGGGCGAGTTTGACGACAAGATCAACAAGGCGGCGGCGGCGGCGAAGGCGGTGGGCAAGGATGGCTCCCACGAGCCAGGACGCGAGCCAAAGGCGATCCAGTTCGACCCGTTCGACATGGTGTCCCAGATGGGCTGGCGCGAGCGCCCGACACCGCTGACCTATGTGTCGATGGAGGTGATCGCTACATCGGTGCCAGTGGTAGCTGATGTGATCAACGTGCGAACCACACAAGTCCAGACTTTCTGCCAGCGCCCAGAGGACCGATTCAGCCCTGGCCTGCGCGTGCGTCCGGTGGACAAGACGAAGAAGATCACTGAGGCCGAGAAGAAGCGTATGCACGAGCTAGAGCAAACTTTGCTCGACTGTGGTTGGAACGAATCGCGGGAGTCCCACGAGCGCATGACCCTGCGCGAGTTTTGCGGCATGTTTATCAAGGACTCGCTGACCTACGATCAGGCGACGTTTGAGGTGGTGCCTGACCGGAAGGGGCGACCTGCCTACTGGATGATCGTAGACCCGACGACAATCCGACTGCTCGACACCATCGAGCGCCCAGGCGACGAGCCGTTCGCTGTTCAGATGGTCGGCGACTCGATTGTCGCCGACTTTACGCCTGCCGAGCTTGCGTTTTGCATCCGTAATCCGCGCAGCGGCATCAAGACCTACGGCTACGGGCAGGCTGAGATCGAGACACTGGTTCGGGAGATCACAGGGATGCTCTGGGGCATCGACTACAACCGCCGATTCTTCACGAACGCCAGCGCGACAAAGGGCATCCTCAATTTCAAGGGCACCATCCCTGACCGCCACCTACAGGCTTTCAGGCGAAGTTGGTACGCCCAGCTTCAGGGGGTCCAGAACTCCTGGCGAACGCCGATCACGAACGCTGACGAGATCCAGTGGATCAACATGCAGTTGTCGAACAAGGACATGGAGTTTTCGGCCTTCCTCGACTTCCTGATCAAAATCGTGTGCGCCCGCTTCAAAATCGCACCGGAGGTTGTCAATTTCTCCTACGGCAATAGCGGACAGTCCCAGGCGATGGGCACCGCCCCCATCGAGGAGAAGCTGAAGGCGTCCAAAGATCTCGGATTGCGCCCCCTCGTGTACTGGTTTTTCCAGTGCTTGAACAAGTTTTGGCTCGGTCGGATCGACCCCGACTATGAAGTTATCCCGGTCGGCTTCGACCGTATGAGCGTCGATTCTGAGACAGACCTCCTCCAGAAGCAGACGAAGGTCTACATGACGGTGGACGAAGCTCGCGAACTCGTGGACCTTGAGCCGCTGGGCGAGGGCAAGGGCGACCTGATTCTCGATCCGACATGGCTCCAATACTTCCAGTCCCAGGAAGCCGCAGAAGAAGACGAGGGCGAAGAAGGGGACGAGGACTTCGGAGGCGAGGGCGACGAAGAAGGCGACAATCAGTACGAGGAAGAGGCCGACGAGGAGAACTATGGCTTTAACGACCTTGAAACTGGCGAGGCTTTGTACGATTCTGACGACGACGATGCCGAGGCTGCGGAGAAAGGCGACAATGCGACTGTACCTGTTGCAAAATCCGCCCGAGAGAGTATAGAGTTGACCGGGGTTACGCCTCGTCCCGGTGTGATCCGTTATGAACTCGATCTGTGACCTGAGTCACTAACTACAACTGGAGTCCGAAAACAATGGGAACCCCCGCACTTCTCGCCGCGCAGAGCGGCAAGGCTCTCGCAGCCCTCAACCAGTCTTCCGCCTTCTTCTACAGGGCGGTCGATGGCGCTATCGTCACCGACAACGGAACCGCCGCATCTGGCTGGGACGTTACTCTTACCGTGGACAATACAGCGGGCTGCGCTCGCGGCCCCGGCGGCGCGTTTGACGTTGCTGCTGCTACCAGCACGACCCTCGCCCCCCTTTCGGGAGCGAACCCTCTGGGCGTTGACGCAGACACCTACGCCACGATCATCATTGACCTTGCGGACGGCACGCTTGAAGCGGTCTGGTCTGGCGTTTGGGTTCCCCACGGTGCAGGCGGCGAAGCTCGTGTCACCGACGCACAGGTTGACGCTGCTTTCGGCAGTTCCGGCTGGGCGCGTGCTTGCGACGTTTTGGTGCGTAACTCGGCGGTCACGGCGGTTTCTATCGTCATTGACAGCGCCGCTGCCCGATTCCCGGCTTCCGGCTTCAACGGCGACCTCGCTGTGACCGAAGCTGGCTTCAACGCTGGCCTCTAGTCGGCTGGCGGTGTGAAGGTTGCGCTTGAGGCACAGCAGGGCTGGGTAGGCTGTTGTCCAGAGGAGGCTCTGGAGGCACTTGCTCAGATTGCGGTTGCCGAGGGCGCTAACCGGGTCGAGTTTCTAGCGGACGTTGCGAAAGCGGCGGGGGCAACGCGGGCAGTAGCCCACGGTTCCCGCCGTTCGTCGTATCGAGTGCTCAATGAAGCGAACGCCGAAGCCAGTCACTTGTACGAAGTGGCTATGAGCGTTGCTGTGGCTGAGATTGTTGAACTGATCAAGGAGTCACTGAGTGACGTTGACCTTGATAGCTTTAGGGAACAGGCAGGCTTGTAATGGACGACGGAGGCGCTTCCCTAGCCTGGGGTTTTGATATCATCCTGGGGCTTTTGGTCGCCATCGTTGGATTCTTTGTCAAGCAGCTTGTAGGCAATCAGACAAGGCGCAGCGAGCAGCTTCAGGAGTTGACCCACCGCATCACGGTCCTTGAGGAACGGGAGCGCGGCCTCGCGGTCCAGCTAGCCGAAGTCAAAGATAGCGTGGACGCCTTGCTGCCTGATCTCCGATACGTCCGAGAGCAGATTGCCGTCTTGATCAGTCGGGCTGGGGATGGCAAACCGTCAGGGAGGTGACAATGACGGTCTTGTTCACGCAAGCTCTGATGGACGCTGCATCCGAGATCCTAGATAAGCACCACCGCGCAGTAGCCACGGCAATCTACGGCAAGGACGCATTGTCGCCTGATGATTGGAAGCTGGCGATCAAGCTCGGACTCGTGGACCCGAAAGCGACCGGAGAAACCCTAAGCTCGCAGATCTATCGGTTCGGCGTCCTTGCAGCACACATGGATCAGTCGCAGCAGCAGTCGCGCTATGGCGACTCTGCTGAGACATGGCTCAAAGAGATTCGCCGGAACCCACTGCCCATGACGACCGCCGAGCAGCGGGCGTCGAACTACGCGAACCACAAGGCGGCGCAGTTTGTCGTAGGGCTAGGACGGCGTGCTAGCGCAGGGTTGACGACTACTCTGATCGAGGAGGATCTGAAACTCTCAGAGAAGTTCCGCTCGACCATTCAGGACGTAGTGTCCGCGAACTTTGGCGACAATGAAGCCCAGGCACGCCTGAACGCAGAAGGCGTCAAGCGCGACCTTCCAGACGACTTCTTTGACGACGCTTTCCGAGGCACGACGAAGCGCATCCGAAGTGACCTGGGACACGCGACTGGTCAGTGGTCGCGTGATCTAGAGCGCATCGCTCGGACTGAATCGGTGGAAGCCTGGAATCGTGGCAAGAGCGACGAGTGGCTAGAGGAGGAGCGCGAGCAGGCGGTTGAAACCGAGACGCCCGCCGAGGCGGTGCGTGCGTACCGCATCCCAGCCCCGACAGCGTGCCCCGATTGTCGCCGTCTTTACACGAGCGGGGGCGAACTCCGAATCTTCTATCTGGCTGATCTGCTCGGCAACGGCACGAACTACAAGCGTCGCCGTGCTGATTGGCGTCCTGTGGTGGGCGCTACGCATCCATTCTGTGTGTGTTCGCTCCAGCGCCTTCCGTCCTACGTCAAGCTACCGAAGGGGTGGCACAGCGGCGACACCGCTCCGTCTGTAATCGACGGCGACGGCTTCCTCGTCCTGCCCGAGGACGATGCGTGATGCCGCCCGCGCTTCCCTTCTCTTTTGATCGGCAAACCCGATATAGTGGCGACAATTCGGGAATGCCCATGTTGCCAGCACTACAAAAGGCCAAACGCCCGTCAGGAGTACCGTCTGGGTTCAGTCGAATCCCGAAGGGCAAGCGCGGCGGCTATCGGAAGAAGGTAGGCGATCACTACGCCTACTGGTATCCCGACGAGCACAAGGCCGAGCCCCACCTTGACTGGGAAGATGATCTGGGCGCTGGGCGCGGGACGGCGGCGATTGAGCCTGGACACTTCGTCACCATCATCGGCTCGCGCAAGATGTACTCGTGGACGCCAGAGGCGGGTAAGACGCCCCCTGAAGGGAAGACATGGGTGACGGCGCTTCCGTTGCCAGGACCGCCTGTCCTCGTGGATACGGCGAAGATTCAGCCGCAGCGGTCATTCAATCCTGACGACCGCAAGCGCAAGCGCAAGAAGCCAGAGCCGAAGTGGAAGACGCGCCATGACCCCGAGGCGCTGAAGCGCCGAAAGAAGAAGGTCGCCCCGCCGACACCGAAGAAGAAGACGCCGTTGTCGGACGAGCTTGAGACTCAGAGGAAGCGGAGAGAGCGCCGCGCTGAGTTGGTTGCTAAGATCGCCGAGGCCGAAGAAATGCTGGCGAGGACCGGGCGGCGACGAATACGGAGCCCCGACCGAATAGCTGCTTTGAAGATGGCGATTGTCGCCGCGCAGAAAGACCTGAGTGCCGTCAGGACGGAAATCGGACCCAGCGGGGTAAAGCTGACTGATGCGCCAACGGTTGAGGCACGCACGCTCGCCTATGAAGACAGCACCGCGAAGCCTGGGACGTTCCTCCACAAGCTGGAGAGCGGACACTACCCGCTGATCGAGTACGGCAAGAAGGATGGGCACTTTGAGCACAGCCGCCGTACACATGGCGTGTTTGTGCCTCCGCAGGACGTTCCCGGCGTCTTTGTGGAGTTCAGCGATGTGGTGCTCAATCCCGCGCTGAAGGTCGCCCGAACCTACGGAATCAAGTCTGAGGCTGAGAAGGAAGATATCATCAGCGGCGCGAAGCTGGGCTTCATGCTCGCGCTCCGCTCCTACACAGGCGGTGGGCCGTTTGAGGTTCACGCGAGGCGTTACGCTTCGGTCTACGCTGCGCTGGCTGCGCGAGACTTGAAGTCGGGCGGCGGGGCGACAATCCCGAAAGAGCAGATGCAGATGCTCCACGGGCTGATGGCGGCACGCGCCAGAGCCCAGGCGATCACAGGAGCGGAGCCCTCTGACGAGCAGGTAGCGAAGGAGTGGTATCTCTCAAAGAAGAACACGTTCACAGGGCGACAATCGACGCTCGGCGTCTACCCGCACGCGAAGCGGAAGGACAAGGAGGGCAATCCCATCCTTGTCGATCAGAGCAACGAGCAAGTTCCGATGGAGCCGTGGCAGGTCCACGGGCCTGACGGCAAGCCCCACGGACGCGAGTACCCCGGCAAGCTCCAACTGATCCGAGAAATGACCCCCATCCTCGACGGGTCGAGGGTCGAAGACTCTCAGTGGATCAACGACAATCCAGGGCTGGTGCTCCCAGGCGGCGCAGATCCGACGCTGCCAGCAGGCACGCGCTATCACATTCGGAAAGAGGTGGATCAGGTACTAGCGGAATTGTCGCCTACCCATCAGGAGGTGCTGACCACACTGTTCGGCCTTGATCCCGAAGATCTAGTTGTCGCTCCTCCGAAGGCTGGGGAGGAGTCCAGGCGTGTTCGGGGCGAGGACTTCGCAATCAACGCCGAGGATCTGGCTGACCGACTCGGATTGTCGTCACCAGACGACAGCCTACGCACAAAGCAGCGCAAGGCTAAAGAGGCGGTGAAGCACGCAACAGTGATGTTCCGCGAAGCGGCACATCGGCTCGGTTTCCGGCAAGTCGCGGATCGCGCAAGTCGGTGGACAAGACTTGCGGACTCTGGAAAGGCTGAACCCATCCGAGGCGGCGGCGGTCCTACCCACGGAGAGCTTTCTGAGCGGTTCGGCGGTGACGACAAGCTGGCGATTTACGGGGCGGCGGTCAGAGCCGGGAGCGGCAAGGCGGTAGCTGAGAAGCTAGACAAGCTCAAGGCTGGAACGCTTCCGGTCAAGGAGCGCGAGAAGCTGATCAGCAACTACATCAAGCAGCGGGACAAGGAGCGCCTTGCGTCATTCAGGCGGCAGACGCGCACGGTTTCCGTCGATCCTTCCGAGGCGCACGACGTTGGTCCCGGCACCGGAACGCCTTCGGAGGCAGACTGGCTCTACACAACCCAGCTTGAGCAGGGCGCACTTCAGGCGCTTGTGAACGGCACGAAGCCGCCCCCCCAGACGAAGGGTCCGTTGCGCGGTACGAAGCGCGTGTGGACCGAAGAACGCTTCCAGCGATTCATGGGACGCGAGCAGCAGTGGCGTAGGGCGCAGAAAGAGAAAGCCGAGGCTGAAGCTGCTAAGAAGAAGAAAACGAGCAAGAAGCGTAAAACGAGCAAGAAGTCATAGGCACGGAGGCGACAATTATGGCGACAATCGATCCTGACACCACATTCCACCTCTGGCGGCGGTACAACACTGCGCCATATCGCCGCTTTGCCCTGACGGTAACTCGTGCGAACACTGAGGCTGGCTACAGAATGCTTGACCACGATCCGATTGTCGCCGACCCTGGCTTCCTTGCTAGGTTTGAAGCCCACATGGAGAAGCCTTTCAAGTCGGTTCGCACTGGGTATGTCGAGGGCGGCGTCGCCGTGACCGACATGATTGACGATGTGCCGCCAGGGACAGACTTGCACTACCAGAACGCAATCCGCGCTGTTAGCGCGTGGGCTGCGTTGATGCCGAAGGGGCGCTAAGAAATGAAGCTCGGACTGCCAAAAGATCTTCTTGAGGGTTCGTCGCTTGACGACAATCTGGAGACAATCGAGAAGTCGTCGTTCAGTTCGGGACCGAAAGCGACCCACAAGTATTGGCGGCGCGTCCGCATCATGGTCAAGGGTCGCTTGTCCTGGCGCTACTACTACAACACGCCGGAAGACCGGAAGAAGTACGCGCAGGACCGAAAGAAGAAGAAGCATCGCGGCAAGCACGAGAATCTGGAGCACCTGACCGACGAGGAGATCGCCAACTACCTCCATGTGGACAAGGACGAGTGGCACGAGCATTTCAACGAGTTCACTAAGGCGCGAACGCCGCTTCGCGACTTGACCGCCGAGGGTGTCTTCGCGTCAATCGGCTGGAGTGCGCCCGAGCTAACCCTCTCGCCCCAGGCGCAGGCGATTGCGACCCAGCTAGCGAATGCACCGGAGCCTGACGACTTGTGGGGTAAGGGGCTGCACCCCCTTCGGGCGGTGGAGGCTGCTCTCAAGATGCTCCCGAAGGAGATCGTTGACTCGTTTGACGGCACCCTCCAGAAGATGGAGTTTTACGGAACGAAGAAGGAAGCCACGAAGGCTGGCAGACGGATGAAGCGGAACGCGGCGGCGTGGGCTCAGTATTCCGACCGGAGCAACACGTTTCTTCTCGATAAGTCAAAGATGTGCGTTGACCGACCA